AGCTGAACACAAGTCTCATAACCTAATTGAACTTGATAATGGGCAATTCTGCCTCTATCCAAACAACAGAACTCGCATCTTTGACAATAGTTTGACTCCAGAAACACCAAAAATTCCAGATTTTAAGGTTTCTACCGTTTATTATCAGGTAGAAAATGGACATGATCGCGATGGACTCGGAAATGATGAGAATTATTTCTGGAAAACTGCCAAAGAACGTAAAAATGAGGATCAAATTCCCAATTATTGAGTTATAAATAAATAAAAACTCCTTGTAAATGGCAATCCAAAGGATATCAAGAGCATTCAAGGACATTAGTTTGTCCTTTGATGCACATCCTGTCACCAAAGATCTACTAGTTCTAAAGAATGAAAATGCGATTCGTAGATCGGTGAGGAATATTGTGGAAACTATCCCAACAGAAAGGTTTTTCAATTCATTATTTGGATCTGAAGTTAGGGATAGTCTATTTGAATTTGTGGATTTTGGTACTGCATCAGCAATTCAAAATCAAATTTTAGTTTCACTTGAAAATTTTGAACCAAGAATAGGAAATGTAGAGGTAAATGTTTTTCCTCGTCCAGATCAAAATTCATTCAATGTAACTGTTATATTTGATATTATTGGTCAGGAGTTTCCAACTCAAGAATATTCGTTCCTATTAGAGGCAACAAGATAATATGCCTTTTACTAAGTATACAAATCTAGACTTTGATCAGATAAAGTCATCCATCAAAGATTATCTCCGTGCAAATTCTAATTTCACTGACTTTGATTTTGAGGGATCTAACTTTTCTGTCTTAATAGACACGCTAGCATATAACACATATATCACAGCATTCAACTCAAATATGATTGTGAATGAATCCTTCTTGGATTCTGCAACTCTCAGAGAGAATGTTGTATCACTGGCAAGAAATATTGGTTATGTGCCTCGCTCTAGAACCTCTGCAAGGGCACAAATCTCATTTTCAGTGCAAAGACCCGATGGAGATTCATCCGCGCAGGTGACCCTCAGTAGAGGTCTCGTATGCACTGGAACTAGTTCCAATAGCAATTTTGTATTTTCAATACCAGAAGATATTACCAGAAATTTTGTTGATGGGGTTGCAACGTTTAATAACATTGAAATCTATGAAGGAACATATTTAACAAAACAATTTCTATATGATGGATCTCTCGATCAAAAATTTATCCTTAATAACTCTTTTGTAGACACCTCTACACTTAAAGTTTACATTAAAAAAGAGAATGATACAGGTTTAGGGATTGAATACTCTTTAGTTGACAATATTATCAATGTAAAATCGAGTTCTCAGATTTATCTCATACAAGAAGTGCAAGATGAAAAGTATCAACTGTTTTTTGGTGATGGATTAATCGGAAAAAAACTTGGAACTGATTTAAATTCTGATGGAAATATCATAACAGCAAATTATATTGTGTCAAATGGTTCTGATGGCAACGGAGTTAGTAATTTTTCTCTTGCCGGAAGTTTTTTAACCTCTGATGGAAATAATATTAATCCATCTACAATAACAATCACCACAAATCAGAAATCCCAAAACGGGTCTGAAATAGAATCAATCGATTCTGTTAGATATTTTGCTCCAAAAATATATTCTGCACAATCAAGAGCAGTCACTGGTCGTGATTATGAAGCAATTATCAAAATGATCTACCCAGACACCGAATCTGTGGCGATTGTTGGTGGAGAAGAGATGGAACCACCACAATTTGGAACTGTAAACATTAGTATAAAACCAAAAAACGGAACTTTTGTCTCAGATTTCAATAAATCTAGAATTTTATCACAATTGAAGCAATATACAGTCTCTGGAATTAATCAAAAAATTACAGATTTGAAAATTCTTTATGTTGAAATCGATTCTTCTGTTTATTATGACTATTCTCGGATATCAACTGTTGAAACACTCAGAACAAGTGTCCTTAATTCGCTAAATGAGTACTCAAATTCGGTGGATATTAATAAATTTGGCGGTAGATTTAAATATAGCAAAATTCAGCAAATTATTGACAACACAAATACGTCAATAACCTCCAATATTACCAAAATAAAAATTAGAAGAGATCTGAAAGCAGTTATAAATCAATTTGCCCAGTATGAATTGTGTTATGGAAACAGATTTCACGTAAATAATGGTGGATATAACATCAAATCAACAGGTTTTAATATTGCAAATGATCCTGATGTTGTTTATTTGACAGACATTCCAAATCTTGACGGAAGAACTGGAATTTTATCAATTGTAAAACCACTTGATAGTCAAAATATAAAAGTTGTTGTGAAATCAGCAGGAACAATTGATTATATGAAAGGTGAAATAAATCTCAATACAATAAAAATTACCTCAACAGAACTTCAAAATAATATAATTGAAATTCAAGCATTTCCAGAATCAAATGATATTGTTGGACTTAAAGATTTGTACCTTAATTTTAACGTCTCTGCAAGTACAATAAATATGGTGAAGGATGTTATTGCATCGGGAGATGAAATATCGGGAACGGTATTTAATAGAGATTTTTACACATCAAGTTACTTAAACGGAAATTTAATAAGAGAGTAATATGATACAAACTGGATTTGAACCCAAAGTAAAGGTTCAACAAATTATCGATAGTCAGTTGCCCGAATTTGTTTTGGATGAAAATCCAAAATCGGTAGAATTTTTAAAGCAATATTATATTTCTCAAGAATATCAAGGTGGTCCAACTGATATTACAGATAATCTAGATCAATATCTCAAACTTGATAATTTAACACCTGAAGTAATAGTTGACACTACACGCACTACATCAGGAATTACCTCTACGGACACTACAATCGCCGTAAACAGCACTAAAGGGTTTCCTAATGAATATGGTCTCTTTAAGATAAACAATGAAGTTATAACCTATACTGGCATAACTACAAATTCATTTACTGGTTGCCAACGTGGTTTTAGTGGCATCACTTCATATCATAGTGATTTAAATCAAGAAGAACTTGTATTTTTAGATTCTTCAAGAGAAGATCACTCAAAAGATGATGTAGTTCATAATTTAAGTTCTCTATTTTTAAAAGATTTTTATAAAAAATTAAAATTTACTTTTGCTCCTGGTTTAGAAGATGTTGATTTTGTAAAAGAATTAGATGCTGGAAACTTTATAAAAGAGGCAAGATCATTTTATCAGTCAAAAGGGACTGATGAATCATTTAGAATTTTGTTTAATGTTCTTTACGGTGCAACACCTAGAGTAGTTAATTTAGAAGAATTTTTAATTAAACCATCTTCTTCAAACTATTTGAGAAGAGAAGTTGCTATTGCCGAAGTTATTAGTGGAGATCCTTCAAAACTCGTTGGTCAAACAATAGTAAAATCCACTGATTCTGGAACAACTGCTGCAATATCAGAAATAGAACCATTTACAAGAGAAAATAAACAATACTTTAAACTTTCTCTTTTTGTTGGATATGACGAATCTTCCACTATTGAGGGAACTTTTAATATAACTCCAAGTACAAAAAACATAGAAACTGTTGCCATTGGAGCATCAGTTATTACTGTCGATTCAACAATCGGTTTTGCACAAACCGGAATGGTTATATCTGGTATTAATAGCGTTAGTTATACTGATAAAAGTATCAATCAATTTATTGGATGCACTGGAATAGGTGAAACTATTTCTGCAGCAAGTAATATAAGATCTAACGAAATTTATTTTGGATTTGAAGGTGGAGATCCAAATAAAAAAGTTGAAATAAGATTGACTGGAGTATTATCAAAATTTTTCCAAGTATCTAATGAACTTACAGTTTCTGAAAATGATGTTATTTCAGTTAAAAATATTGGCGATTTAATTGAAAATCCAAATACTGGAGAAAAAACAAATAAAGAAATTTTTGCTAACTCTTGGATTTACAATACTAGTTCAACTTTTGAAGTAGAAAGTTTTGGTAATAATTTAACATTAACCTTAAAAAGCGAAATTGATAAATCCAGTTTAAAAAAAGGTGATAGTGTTGAAATTATTCAAAAAGGTGGAAGTGATGATGGAAAAGTTGTATATCCAACATCATCTACTCCCACAACCGTAACTGACATCTCCTCAGACAACAAATCGATTAGTTTAAATAATTTTACGTTTAATGCGGACAGTTCTGTAGAATATGGTCTAAGAAGAAAAATTAATAAAGTTAGTAGTGAATTTACTCCTATTGAATTTGGAAATAATGTAATTACAGGTGATGTACAAAATGTTTATACTGATTTAGATGGAAAACATGCATATGTTGCATCCAATTCTTTACCATCAAAAATAACAGGAATCACTACATCATTTACTTATGAAATAACTAAGAAAATTAATTCTGCATCTATTGATTCTGAAGGTAGTTTGGGGGATCTTAATACTTTAAATAATTTTACAACCATAACTTTTGCAGATGATGCTCCATTCGTAACTGGAGATAGAGTTTTTTACAAACCAGATGGGGATCCTCTTGTCGGTTTAATTGAAGGATCGTATTTTGTAGAAATTATACCAAATAATAAGAAAAAAATTAAATTATATAATTCTAGAGTTTTTGTTGGAACAGAAGATTACGTAACATTTTCAACCCCATCTTCTGGGATTGGAAAACATACTTTTACATTATTTGAACATAAATCTGGAGAAATTGCTCCGCAAAAAATATTTAAAAAGTTTCCATTACCTCCCAATAATAAAAACGGAGTTAATGAATTAACTGAACCAGGAAATTCGACTGGAATGTTAATTAATGGCGTAGAAATTGCCAATTATAAATCTGATGACATAGTATACTATGGTCCATTAGAATCTATAAATGTTTTAAATGGTGGACGTAATTATGATGTAATTAATTTGCCTAATGTAGTAGTTTCTACTGGACTTGGAACCACAGCATTATGTCGTCCAGTAGTTCAAGGATCCATTGAAAGAGTTGATATTGACATTTTAGATTTTGATATAGATGAAGTCAAATCGGTGAAAGTAATAGGTGGTAATGGCAGCGGAGCAAATCTTAAGGCAATTGTTGGAAAAAAAGTTAGAGAAG